TAATTGGGCACGTCGAGAGCGTTCATTGGGCGAAGATGAGCGTAATCATGTAGCATCTCATGGTTTGCATAACTTGAATGACTTTATGCCCAAGAAGCCTGACAGCGAAGGAGTTAATGCTATCTTCGAAATGTTTGAGGCAAGTGTTGATGGTCAACTTTATGATCCAGCACGTTTTGGCAATTTTTATCGTCCAGCAGGTGTTAACCTGGATGGACTGACATCAAACGCTACACCTCCTGTAGCACAGCCAGCACCTGCTCCGGCACCAACGCCAGAGCCAGTTGCAGAGTCAACTCCGGCACCTGCCCCAGCGGCGGCACCGGAAGCTGATGCAGGTAAAGCTAGTGCGCAAGATATACTTGCCGCTATCCGTGCCCGCAAAGGCGAATAATTAACCCGGCACTGTGGGGGATAGAATCCCCCACACTTTTTTATCAACTACAGGAGAAAACTTTATGGCTAGACCATTTGATGTAAGTAAATTCCGTAAAAGTATTACGAAGAGTGTTCCAGGAATGAGTATTGGTTTCAGGGATCCAGACACATGGGTCTCAACTGGTAACTATTGCCTGAACAAATTAATTAGTGGCGACTTTTTTAAAGGTATTCCACTAGGCAAAGTAACTGTACTTGCAGGAGAAAGCGGAGCAGGAAAATCATATATTGCGGCAGGTAATATTGTTAAAAATGCACAAGATCAAGGTATATTTGTTGTGCTTATTGACAGTGAAAACGCACTAGATGAAAAATGGCTTCATGCTCTTGATGTTAGTACAGATGAAGATAAGTTGTTAAAACTTAACATGGCAATGATAGATGATGCCGCAAAAGTTATTAACGATTTTATGGCAGACTACAAAAAAGAATATGCAGACAAGGACACTGAAGATCGTCCAAAAGTATTGTTTGTAATCGACAGTTTGGGTATGATGCTCACACCTACAGATGTTGCACAGTTTGAAAAAGGCGACTTAAAAGGTGATATGGGTAGAAAACCTAAAGCATTGTCAGCACTTGTGCGCAATTGCGTTAACATGTTTGGTGACTACAACGTAGGATTAGTAGCAACAAATCACACATATGCAAGCCAAGATATGTTTGACCCAGATGACAAGATTTCAGGAGGTCAAGGCTTCATTTATGCATCAAGTATTGTTATAGCGATGAGAAAACTAAAACTTAAAGTTGACGCAGATGGCAACAAAACAAGTGACGTTCATGGCATCCGTGCCGCATGTAAGATTATGAAAACCAGGTATGCTAAACCTTTTGAAAGTGTACAAGTGGAAATCCCTTACGAGACCGGCATGAGCCCATATAGTGGACTTGTTGAATTTTTTGAACGTGCAGAGCTACTTAAAAAGACAGGTAACCGTCTTGAGTATACTAGCCCTGTATCGGGAGAAGTTACAACACAGTTCCGTAAAGCATGGGCAAATAATGAAGCTGATTGTTTAGATAAGATCATGAGCGATTACAACGAAATCCAAGTTAGCGGAGAAGTAAAACAAGATATTTCAGAAGAAGAACTAAATAGCCTTGATGAAAATCAACCCACTAATGAGGAAGTAAATGAAAATATCGAGTAACGAAGCGGTCAGCATTGCTGAGTTATGGGGAAGTATCAAGAATTACATTTCCCAGAAAGACAGGCAAGCGGCGGCAGAGCACTTCTTGACTACTGTTCAAGATAATGCTATATTGGATTTAGAAGAATGTGCTAGCGAACTTTTTGGAGTTTGCGGCACACTAGATCGTGCATTAAAGGATTACGTAGTTGAAGAAGATTATGATGAATATGAAGAAGAACTCGAGTATTAATAAATGACCAATTGGTTATTACGTGTAAAAGAAAATCTGGCTAACATAGTGTCTGCTATAGAACACTATGAAAAAGAGCTAGCAGATGCAAGAAAGCAAACTGGCTTGTTTGGTAGTGTTGAAAAACACAGCCGTGACATGCCAGGTATTGTTGAGCAACGTTTTAATCAACTACAGGAAATCGAAAGCATACTCGAGTATCTTAATATTGAGTTAAGAAAGATACGTAGTGAAAAGTTCAGAAAGTTTCTGGAACACTATAATCGTCAGCTAACTAGCAGAGATGCTGAAAAGTATGTTGATGGGGATCCTGATGTTGTTGATCAACAGCATCTGATCAATGAGTTCGCACTGCTTAGAAACAAGTTTATAGGGCTTACAAAAGCACTAGATGCTAAACAGTTTCAGATCAATAATATTGTGAAGTTAAGAGCGGCCGGACTTGAAGATGTAAGTTTGTAGCAGAAGTGTGGCGAGGCCTTACTTTATGTAGCTAACACAGAAGTGTTGCAAAGTCGTTTAAATTATCGTCTCCGAACATCGACTGCTACACAAATACTTATATCAAAAACAAAAAAAGTGTAAAAAATACAAAAAAAATTACAACTATTTGAAAAGGCAGGATTTTTTCCTGCCTTTTTTTTCGGGTTTTTGTTGACAAGTAAGACGTTTTACTTTATAGTATAAGAGTAAGTTAAAAAAGGAGCAAATATGTATAACGGTTATCAAGAAAAATTGTTTAGTAATAGTTGGGGTGTTAACAGTGGCTTTAAAAGATTAGCTGACGAGTTACATGAATTGCTTCCTATTGCAGGAAAATGTGAAAACTCAAGAGGAAAAAACAAACATCTTGATAAGTTTAGAAGAGCGCAAAATGCCGCTTATGACTTGTTTAACAATGGCCTATGTAACAGTAGGGGGTTGTTTAAAAATGTTTATGGTTGGGCTCCTTATCAGAGTAGCGTTCATTATGCTACTAACATTACTTGGGCTCAGTGGGAGGATCAAGTAGAAGAAGTTCTTACTCCAATTATTTTAGCCGCGGCAAAAGAACAGGGCATTAAATAAAAAAAGTTGTTGACAAGTAAGACGTTTTACTTTATAGTAATGGTATAGTTAGAAAAAACAGGAGTTGCAAATGGCTTATATTTCCGCAGAAGATGTTAAAACAATCCGAGAAGCTCTTAAAGCAGAGTTTGGTAAAACATACAAGTTTGGTGTAAAACGAGATCATCATTCAGGTGTGCGGGTTACTTTTAAAGAAGGTCCTGCGTTTGAGATCACTAAGCGATTTGATCGTTACTCACACGAAGAAGTTGAGGTAGATATTAACGGTTACGAACAAGTAAACCATTACCATACAGAGCGTATGTATGGTGAAAACAATGCAAAGATTTTAGACAAAGTAAGTGAAATTGCTCACACTGCACCAGGACTTGCTGGTGGTAAAAAATACTACTGTAATGATGATGTGCAGACTGATTACTTTGATCGTGCTTATTATGTCAACATACATGTTGGCGATTGGAATAAACCATATATTGTAAAGGAGGTATAAAATGCAAATAGACTTTGATAAAATCAACAATGTAGTTGTTGAATGTGTTGATAGATATGATTGGCCCGACTTTTGTGATGCATATATCGAAAGTTGTGATATTGATGGTGTCCCTGCCACAGAAGAGCAGTTGGATGCAATTAATGAAAATGGAAGTTTTGTTAACGAACAAGCCGCAGAGGAGTTTATGAACTATGGCATCTAATGATCTTCAAAACGCAGTTGATGCGATCCGTAAAATTACTACTCAGGCAGACTTAAATGTTCTTGCTGATGAGTGGAAACGCCAAATGACTTATATTGGTCGCAATGCAACCCGTGGTATGAAAAAAGGCGACACTATTACTTGGGAGTCACGTGGTTTTGTACAAACTGGTACTATTACTAAAATGAACCGCAAGACAACTGAAGTAGTTGCCGCTGGCGCTACACCGTTTGGTCGTACTGTAACTCGAGTGCCTAACTCAATGATTACAGGCATTGTGGAGCATGCATAATGGAAGGCGATAGTTTTTATGACAGTGTTGGCGGACAATTCCGCCACTTTGTCAACAACATGTATTATGCCGCTATGAAAGAGCGATCTCAGTGGAACCAAGATACTTGTACAAGGGAAGAATATATTGCAAAAAACAAGTATTGGCTCAAAGAAAGATTTAAAGAAACTGGTGGAAATATGCTTGACATTATGAAATAATTAGTTCATAATACAGGTATAAACAGTAGGGAATGAGATGAAAAAACGTTACGATATTCAGGAAGTTTTGACACTGGCAATTGCAGTTGATGAAGCACAGGGCTTTATTAAGAGTGGATTTGGGTATCATGATCATAAAAATGATACTGAAGTGCTGGATAACAAAACAGCAATTGCTAGGATTTTAAGTGACTATCCTAACCCTCCTAAAATTAAAGTAACAGAAAAACATCGTAAACAAGCCAGAGAACTCAAAGAGTATTTCGACGGTGTTATTGTAATGAAAAAACTAACAGGCAGTGTCAACGGATTTGAAGACAGTGTAGGTAAAATTATTAACGGTACAGAAGTTGATAATTATGGTGTTAGTGTTCTTGCTAGTTTGCCAAATAGTTTGCGCATTCAAAAGCAACGAGATGAAATGGACGATTTTTATGAAGACATGCGAACAAACAGTGAGTATGTTGGTGTAACAGGCAAACGTAGTAGGTTTGAATTGTTTGTAAAAGATGTAAAATATATTGCAAAATATAATATACACTTGGTAACTTGTGTAGAAAGTGGTAAAAACTTGGTTAAGTTTTTCTGGAACAAAGATCCAGACGTAAGTGCTCTTATTGTAGGAAAAAATATGAATGTAACAGGATTTGTTAAGGAACAGAGCGTTAGCAAATTCAGTAAATGTAAAGAAACTGTAATTAATAGAGTAAAAATTACAGAAAGTACTTGACACTGATGGCAGTTGTGCTATCATGGTAATATAACGAAACTAATGATGGAGTGAGATTTATGCAGAAAGTTCGTGTTTTGACAGGACAGTATGGTGCAACACCAATTAAAGATACAGTTTTTAAATTGGAAGCACCTTTTAAAATAGGTAAAAAAGGTGGCTTTATTACTGTTTGCGGTAAAGACGTTGTGGGTGTTCCAGATCGTAAGATCCGTATTAAAGTAGAAAGTCCCAACAGTTTCGAAGATGTAGATTCCGAAACACCAATTGGTAGTGAAAGTGCAAAAGTAGAAACAGATGCACAAATTATTGAAAGGTTGCGAGAGCGATTTGACATACTTAAAGATATGACAGATGCCGCAATCGATGGTGTTGTTAGAGGTATGGTTGTTACAGGCCCTCCAGGTGTTGGTAAAAGTTTTGGTGTAGAGCAGGTGCTGGACGAAGCAAACGTTGCTACAAAACTTACCAATGGTAAGGAAAAGTACGGCATGGAAAAAGGTGCCGCAAGTGCAATTGGCTTGTACAAACTGCTTTATGAATATGCAGAAAAAGGCAGTGTACTAGTACTAGATGATTGTGATACAGTACTTTATGACGAGACTTCGCTAAACTTACTTAAAGCCGCATTAGATAGTGGCAAGAAAAGAAAGATAAGCTGGAAGTCAGAAAGCCGAGTACTACGTCAGGAAGGTATTCCAGACGATTTTGAATTCAAAGGATCAGTGATCTTTATTACAAACCTTAAGTTTGAAAAGGCCCGTGGTAAAATTGCAGATCACTTAGGTGCAATTATGTCCAGATGTCACTACTTAGACTTGACAATGGATACAATGCGTGAAAAGTTTTTGCGGTGTAAACAAATTGTTGGAGATGGCATGCTTGATGAGTATGGCTTCGACAAAAAAGAGCAAAACGATTTGCTTGATTACATTTACACAAATCGCAATCGACTGCGTGAGCTGAGCTTACGTATGGTAACAAAAATTGCAGATCTTAAAAAGATGAATCCTGCAAAATGGAAAGCATATGTAGAATCAACATGCATGCGAAGAGTTTAGTAGATTAGCGTCTCCTCTGTCTAAGTCACTCTCACTCCAGCTAATCTATTAAAAAGGGGGGACTGGTAACGGTCCCCCCAACCTTATCTAAGAAGATTGACTTTGTTAAATTTAACAGTTATATTGGTAGCATGGCAAAAATTATACTTAAAGATGAAGTAAATTGTAAAATAGAAGGTCTAGACTTAGAGACTAGAAAAAAACTTGCGAACAAATTTAGTTTTATGTTGCCTTATGCATATCATGTACCAGCATTTAAGTTGGGTAGATGGGATGGCAAAGTAAACTATTTTAATATAGGCGGCACAACCTATACAAATTTATTAGAAGATATATTACCAGTTCTACTTGATGAAGGATATGAAGTAGATATTGAAGATCGCAGACAAGCGATAAAACTAGAATTTCCCACAATAACTGAAAAACATTTTAGTCACAAAGTATGGCCCAAAGGACATCCTGTAGAAGGTGAGCCTGTTGTGCTACGTGACTATCAGGTGACAATTATAAATCAGTTTTTGGAAAATCCACAATGCTTACAGGAGATTGCAACAGGCGCAGGTAAAACATTAATAACTGCCGCATTAAGTAATCTTATAGAGCCCTATGGGCGTAGTATTGTAATTGTACCAAACAAAGATCTTGTTATACAAACAGAAGCAGACTATATTAATCTTGGATTAGATGTAGGTGTATACTTTGGAGACAGAAAAGAGTTTGGTAAAACACACACTATATGTACTTGGCAAAGTTTAAACAGTATGGAAAAACGTTTCCGTGATGGCGACAGTAATGTAAGTATTGTAGAATTTGCTGAAGATGTACAGTGTGTAATTGTAGATGAGGTGCATCAAGCAAAAGCAGATGTACTGAAAAAACTACTTACAGGTGCCTTTGCAAATATTCCAATACGTTGGGGTCTTACAGGAACGATTCCCAAAGAAGATGCTGACAAAATTGGACTTACAATAACGCTAGGGCAAGTTGTAAACAAACTGGCCGCCGCTGAGTTACAGGACATGGGGGTCCTGGCACAATGTGATGTGAATGTTATTCAATTACAAGAAACAGCGGAGTACAGTAACTATCAAGAAGAGCTTACATATCTTACAACAGACAAAAAACGCTTGGATTATATGGCAGGACTAATAAGTAATATTAGTGCAAGTGGTAACACACTTGTATTAGTAGACAGAATAAAAGCAGGCGAAGGTTTATTGGAAAGACTGTCAGAAGAAACAGTTTTTATCAGTGGATCCATGAAGAGCAAGGATAGAAAAGACGAATATGATGAAGTCAGCGAAGCACATAATAAAATTATTGTCGCAACCTATGGTGTGGCTGCCGTTGGCATTAATATTCCACGTATATTTAATCTTGTATTGGTTGAGCCTGGGAAGTCGTTTGTTAGAGTTATCCAGTCCATAGGACGTGGTATACGAAAAGCACAAGACAAAGACAGTGTACAGATATGGGACGTAACGAGTAGTGCAAAGTTTAGCAAACGTCATTTAACGCAACGCAAAAAGTTCTATAAAGAAGCACAATACCCCTTTACAATAGATAAAGTGAAATATAGATGAAAATATTAACAGTAGACAACAAAAGTTATGAACTGGACTATGTGCCAGAAGAAATAGATGATATAAGATATTGCGTATTAGACTACAGTAACAAAAATGAAGCAGACTACTTTTTTGTACCTTTGGTTTTTTTAGAAATATTTAATGCACCGGCCGCAGTTTTAAAAATTGGCAACAGTATGGTTAAGATGCCGCTGGATTGGAGTTTAATTATTTGTGAACCTGATGTAGGAGAACCAGAAGTTGTTCCTATTACAAGTTTAAATGACCGTGGCTTCCATGCATTTACATTTAATCCTATTACAGGTTTTCTTCCTAAGTTTCAGGAAGTAGAAATTACAAATGTATTTCAGGAAGTAAAATGGCACTTTCCTAAATTAAAATATGGCCATTTACTTGCAGTACCACTTGACGAAAATGACGAAAGCAACTGTGCTTTTTTTGTTAAAGAAACAAGTAAAATACCTGATGTACTAGATACATATCATTTATGGTAGGTAAACATGTTTTTTATATCAGCACCTTTTGGAAACTATTTACATTTTAAAAACAGTTTAAGTGTACATGGAACATTTACAGTGTCGCCACGCAAAGGCAGACTAACACAAATTATAAAAACATTAAGGTATGTAAAAACAGATGCAGGCTATAGTTGGCGTAACAAGTTAGGTTTACGCAACCCAGGACTATTAGCAGGCATGTGGAAAACTAGTTACAATAACTTGTTAAGTGTATCGGCACTGGAACCAAGTGACTGGGAAAAGATATTAATGGCTGTAGGTCCCGAAAGGAATATAGAACTTAATATAAGTTGTCCTAATATAGATGCTTGTAATGCTACAATGGACTGGCCAGGATTTACTAAGTTTCCAGATAAAATGCGTGGACAATACTGTATTGTTAAAATACCTCCCAACAGTACAGAAGAATTAATAGATAGAATTGTAGACATGGGCTACACGCAGATACATGCAAGTAATACATTGCCCACAGACAAAGGCGGAATAAGTGGTAAAATACTTGTGCCGTATACTTTAAAAATACTAGAATATATAAAAACAAAACATTCACATGTAGAAGTTGTTGCAGGAGGAGGAGTAACAACACCTAAAGATGCAAAAGTGTATATAGATGCAGGTGCTGATCATGTAAGTTTGGGATCTGTTTGCTTTACACCCTGGAAAGTAAAGAAGATAATAAATGAAAATACGGTTTTATAAAAATATAGATGGCTGGCGCTGGACAGGATTTATAATTGCTATTATTGCAACTTTTATTTTGAGCAGTGCTGATGTAGAAACACAATGGATTGGCTGGGCATTAGGATGTATAAGTTGTAGTATTTGGGTTTATTTTGGTTGGAAAGACAAAGATACACCCAGAGCATTGATGGAAATGATGTATCTATTGTTAAGTATAAGAGCAGTATATAATTGGATGTACGGATGAGCGGACAAAGACGTTGGTTAAGATTATGGAGTAGAACTGTTGGCATGCCTGTGGGTATCAATGATGATGATAAACCAGAGTTTTTGCCAATTACACAGGACGATGTTCATAAAGCATTGTGGTTTAGAACCTTCTGGATTGTCTTGCATATTTTAACATGTTGCTTTATAATAGTAGGTAACGGTAAAACAATTGGATTGTGGTAATGAGTAATAAACTAAGCATTAAAGAAGAGATGCGAGCTATCGATCAGCGTGATGTTGGTTGGTGGGACAGCCTTACAGAAGAAGAACAAAAAAAGGTAGGCATATGGATACTAATGCGTTACACAAGTGCATGTGATAGTAACCATGATCAGATACGGGATCACTACTTAACAATGACAAATGATCTTGTTAATGTACAGTTTAACACATTGCGACATCATCCACAGTTACAACACAGACTTTTGCAAATTGTTGGTATTGGTAAAAGTCAATATCATCCTTGGATACCTCCAGGAAAAAGACAAAAAAAGAATAAAGTAGCAGATTGGTTAATAAAATTATATCCAAGCATTAATGATGATGAACTAGATATACTATTACAAAGTACAAAAGCAGAGCTTAAACGACTTGCAGAACAAACAGGTATGACGGATAAAGATATAAAGGCACTTTTTAAATAATGTATAAATGCGAGTATTGCAATCGTACTTTTAAAAGAGAAAACAGTCTTGCAGTACATATGTGTGAGCGAAAGCGAAGAGCCCTTAGTCGCACAGAAAAGCACGTAGTTGCAGGATATGATGCCTATAATTACTGGTACAAACTAGCCATGGGCAGTAAGAAGAACAAAACGTATGAAGACTTCGCTGGCAGTCAGTATTATAGTGCATTTGTTAAATTTGGTAGATACGTATTAGACATACGTGCTATAAGTCCAGAAAACTATATACGCTGGCTAACAACCAACAAGATTAAACTAGATACATGGAGCAAGGATAGTGTTTACAATCGTTACTTAAAAGAACACAGTAAAACAGAAAGTGCAGATAGAGCAGTAGAAAGATTTGTTATACTTGCACAAGATTGGAGTAACAACACTGGACAACACTGGAGCGAATATTTTGAAAGAGCACCAGCAGAGCAAATTGTACAACATATAGAACTGGGCAAGATTAGCCCTTGGGTAATTTATAGTAGTGATAAAGCACAGGCATTTATAGAAACATGTCCTGTAGAACTACTACAAAAAATAGCAAATACACTGGATCCAGGCTTTTGGACTCGTAAAACAAGTTTGTTTCCAGATGATGTGAATTGGATAAGAGAGACAATAGGATGATACCAGCAACAGATATTGATATTGATACAGCAGATAGAAAACGTATATTAGAACTATTTGATCACACAACTGCGGTTATAGATAGAAACGGCAAAAAACTAAAACACAACACTGGTGTATATTTCCACAAAATGCCAAAAGATCCTTTTACAGGCATGGCAACAATTGATCACAAGATTGCTGAAGATAAAGGATTTTTTAAAATAGATATTCTAAATTTAGGATTATACAAGGACGTTAAGGATAACGAACACTTGACACAATTAATGGAAAGGGAGCCATTATGGGAACTTCTGGAACACAAAGACTTCGTAGATCAGCTGTTTCATCTAAACGGGCACAGCGAACTATTAAAACAATTGAAACCTACATCGGTAGAGCATTTGGCCGCGACACTAGCGATAATTCGTCCAGCAAAACGTCATCTGCAGAGCCAAAACTGGCAAACGATAATGAAAGACGTGTGGACAAAACCCGAAGATGATTCTTATTACTTTAAGAAGAGTCATGCAATTGCTTATGCACATGCAGTAGTAGTACAAATGAATATATTATGTGAAGATGTTGTTAGTTAACCTTACGGATTAACTGCACATTTTTACGTTTTATTCTTTTTTGCATGATGTCTCTAAGACATATTGTAGGTCCATGTATTACTTCAAAGTCTTTAATTGTAAAAGTTACTAATGCTTCTCTAAATTGCTTGAAACGATTTCCCATAATTATATTAATTGGTATTTGGCGGTTAGTTTCCCACCACCATTCACTTCCTAAATCTAAAAATATTCTTTTTGCATCATTACTTTTAATCTGATCGTATACATACATACTAATTACATTATTGTCTTGATTTTGCATTATCCCAACATACTCATTATTACCATAACTTGCAAGTGTTAGGAACGGAAACTGGTCTAAAAGTTCTTGATATTGTTTTCCTATTGTCATAATATTACTTATCATTTAATAAATACTGTTGGAGAATATATAAATGGCATATAACGGCACCGGATATACATATAGCCAACGTGGCGATGTAGTACTTGCTACACGCACTGGTACAACTAGGAATATTCCTAGCTCATATAAACCTTTCAAATTGTTGAAAGGTGTAGACACTGTGATCACTTTCTTTATCAGAGATGCAGACGGTTGTCCCGTCCCATTACATGAAAAAGCACTAAAAGCAAGGTTTACTAAAAAAGATGGAGACTCTGTACTCTTTACTAAAAATTTAAGAATAACAGACCATGATAACGGTGTTGCTACACTGCATATCCAACCTGGCGATATTAGTAGTTTAGATCTTGCGTTCTACAATATACTACTTACTTATACAAGCGATAATAACACTGTTACAGCAATGTATGCTGATGAAAATTACAGACATTGTTATGTAGCAGAAGTAGTTACATGTGGAAGCAAACATGCAGGTCCAGAAGAAGCACTTATATTTGACACTGCTTTAACAACAGGAGATTGGTTCCTGTTTAGTGAAACAACAATTACAGCAGACATTACATTCGAAGCTATATTTGGAATAAGTTTCCGTGGAGGACTTACTGTGGCACAGAGTAGTCAAACACTTGGTGCGCCCACAGGATGTAAAGCAGAACTAGATGTAACAATTAGTTTAACTGGCGGCCCAGGAGGCGGACCAGGATACACAGTATCATTTGTAAATGCAGGACAAGGATATCAAGTTGGAGACCAAATTGTTGTACAAGGAAGTCAAATAAATGGAGACGATGGTCCTACTTTTGGTACAGGAAATGACCTTGTTATTACAGTAAGCGGTGTAGATAGCACAGGCGGTATTACTAACTCTACAGTAGCAGGCACACCAAATACTACACAACGTACATATGTAAGCCGCAAAATACCAGGTCCAGCATTTGGTAGTTTATGTCAGGGACTCAACACATTTAGTATACACAGTCAAAGAGCAAATGGCACAATAAACTTCCAGGGTACACTTAGTCAAGAGCCCACAGACAATGATTTTTATGATGCACGTTTTCCACATGTTTGTGGCGGTAATACAGATATCCCTCTTACAAGCACAACAGGAACAGCAACACAGCCTGTAACTGATGCACACACAGTAGATGGAATGTTCATGTATGTAAGATTTAAAATGACACTTACTATTGGTGTAGTTAACAAGATCTTGTATAGACGATAGTACTTGACAAACCCCCCAAAAGACGTTAGAATAACTTTATGAATGTAGTTCTTGAGTATACACGTAATCTGATTCCTGCGAATTGGAAAACAACTAACACTGGCTGGACCAGTGGTAATTGTCCTATGTGTGTAACTAATGGACAAAGCAGACCAGACACCAAAGGCAGAGGCGGCTTTTTCTTTGAGGAGGAAAAGTTTAGATACAATTGTTTTAACTGTGGCTATAGTACAGGCTGGAGCGAAGGCAAACAACTAAGTGGACGCCTTAAAAAACTATACAGCGTGTTTGGGGCAGACAGTGCAGACATACACAGACTACAAATAGAGCTTATGCGTGAGCGAGATACAGCTGATTTGCTTATGCAAAAGAAAGTAGAAGATGCTCCTATTGTAATTGACTGGCCGGAAATGAAACTGCCTGCAGATAGTCATCCTGTAAAAAACTTTCCTGTAGAAAAACTAGACGGTAAAAATGTAGATCATTTTGTTAAGGCATGTGAATTTTTGGTAGAGCGTGGACTTGACAATTGGACAGACTGGCACTATAGTACATTTAGTCACTTCCGTAACAGAATTATATTGCCGTTTCGTCACAAAGGCAAAATAGTTGGTTATACTGCACGTTGGATTGGAGATGTTCCAAATAAA